TGATATGAAGTTTCTCGCAGGCAAAAAGACCTACATCGTAGCCGCTCTGGCTGGCGCAGGCGCAGTTGCGCAGGCGCTCGGCTACGTCATCCCTGAGTATGTGTTTATCCTACTCGGTGCGGCTGGCTTCGGCGCAGTGCGTTCCGCTATCGGACGCTAATCAGCCTCTGCAAATACCAAATGGCTTTCAACGTATCTTCAGCCGCGCTGCCTTTATGGCCTGCGCGGCTGATATACTTTAGGGCGTTGCCCTTACAAAAACCCGCAAACTCTTCCGGCGTCAGCTTGGCCTGAATATAGTCGATGGCCTCAATGCCGCCCGTCTTATAGTGCGGCGGATGGTTTACCATGTCGGTCATTGTTTGATCTGCTCCATGATTGCGGCGCGCTCTCTAGCAGCACGCAGGGTTGAGAACCGTTGATGCAGACGCCGGACGATAGCCGGACGCTTATGCACCCTAATCTCTTCTTCTAAGAGGCTGGTGATCTGCGCCTCGTCCATCTCGGTCAGCATCTTGCAGACCTTATGCCATGTTAGTTTAGCCATTTTTCAATTCCTCAATAGCCGTATCGGACACCGCGCGCTTGTCGTGCAGCGCCGCCCAGATGCGTTCGTCGATGGTCTTTTCCGTCAACATGACGTAAACCCAAACGTCGTTCGCCTGACCACTGCGGTGCAGGCGCCCAACGGTTTGTTCGTATAACTCCAGCGACCACGGCAGCGACAGGAACACCATGTGGCAGCCGCCGTGTTGGAGATTAAGCCCGTGCCCAGCCGACTTGGGGTGGACGAGTAGCAACTCGACTTCGCCCTTGTTCCAACGTTCGATGACGTTGGCGTCGTCAATCGTCTGAGCGTGTGGGAAGCGGCGCTTCAATTCGGACAATTCTTCTTGATAGGTATAGCAGATGATCGTGTTCGCCCGCTGGTTCTCGGCCAGCAACTCTTCCAGCCGGTCGAACTTATGGCTGCTGAACCAGATCGACGGTGCGGCGCTCTCGCGGTTGTAGACGAACCCTGACGCCATCTGTTGCAGCTTGGTCGTGACCGACGCTGCGTTCTGCGCGATGACGCGCTCGTCGCCGAAGCGCACGACATACTCGGCTTTCATTTTCTGGTAGGGTAGACGGTCGGCCAGAGCGCAGCGCACCTCGACCACATGGCATGGCGGCAGCTTGTCCTTATATTCGCCCGGCTCAAGGACGTAGGTCGCAGGGCGAATGCGCTGCATGACCTGTTCGAGCGCCAACGGTGCAGGCGTCCACTGGCCGAAGTCGCGGTTGATGCAGACGAAATACTGTTGCAGGAACGCGCCCTTCGACCGGCCCAGCAGCCCTTGGTCGATGATCTTGCACTGCCCGAAGACATCCTCAAGGCCGTTGGACGTGAACGATCCGGTCAAGCCCCAGCGGATGTTCAGCTTGGCGATGACCTTTTCCAGCGCCTTGAAGCGTTTGCCGGACGGGTTCTTCAGCCGTGTCAATTCGTCGAACACGATGCCGTCAAAGCGGTCGCAGTTATGCGCGACGGTCGGCAGGTTGTCGTAGTTGGTGACGACCACATCTGCGTCGCTGTCAAACGCTGCTTGACGCTGCTTGGGTGTGCCGACGCCAACGGCGACCTTCAAGCCGGGCGCCCACTTCGGTGCTTCGACAGGCCACACGTCGGTGCACACACGCTTGGGAGCCAGCACGATCCAGCGCCGAGCGTGACCATCGCGGATCATCTCGGCCATCGCCGTCAGCGTGATCGCAGTCTTGCCAGCGCCGACCGGCGCCAAGATCATGGCGCGGTCACGCTCGAACAGAAACGTCGCGGCGTCCTGCTGATAAGGACGCAATTCAAGCATGGCGGGCAAATGTACCATGCAGCTTTTCGCGCGCGCGCTGGGCTATAATCGCTGCTTCTTGTGGGTCTTCATAGCAGCCGTAATAATGCCGCCGTCCATCTTTAATGATACAGACCTGCCATTTTCGCCCATGTTTTCTAACATTTTTATACCCGCTGCTATTATTAGACCGGCGTTTTGCGTTGCATTGGTTTTCAGACACTGTCGCGGCGCGTAAATTTTCAATTTTGTTATTCGATATATCGCCGTCAATGTGGTCCACTATCGGCGGCGTCCATCCGTGATGATACGCGAATATAAGTTTATGCGCGACGAACAATTTTCGGTTCCATTGAATTTGCAAATAGCCACGTTGGTTAGGCGAGCCCGCAGGATCACCTATTTTTACGTTACGGCTAGGCGATACGCGCCAGCGTAAAACGCCGTCGTCATATGTAAATGCGGTGCGGACCGCGTCACGAAAAACGTTTAATCCAATCATCCACATCCTCCTTAGACCACAAGCACGCGTAGTGCTGGCGGGTATGCGTCATCTCTTCGGCGAAGATTTCCTGCAACGCCGACAGCCGACCGCCGGGCTTCTTCAGTTCGACGAACCAAGCCTGACCATTCGGCATACATGCGATGCGGTCGGCGACGCCGCGCTGCGTGACGCTGCGGAACTTATAGGCGTAGCCGCCCATCTGCTTGACGCGCTTCACGAAATACGCCTCGATTTCTTTCTCAGTCATGACCGACCCTTACGAAAATATTTTTTGCATTTCAACCTTGCGCAGCAATTTTTGTTGTGTATGATCGGCGATCCAAACAGTTCAGTGAGGTGAAGTATGCAACATTCGAGGATCGTTGGCGGATCGACCGCCAAGCGCGTCATCAACTGCCCCGGCAGTGTGGCGCTGGTGGACAAGATGCCGCCCAAGCCCAGCAGCAAATACGCAGACGAAGGCACGCTGCTGCACGATACCATTGCGGACATCCTGACGAAGGATATGCACCCTGCAGCTTATCTGGGTCGTAAATACGCCGAGATCGAATTGACGCAGGATTTGATCGACCGCAAGTTAGGCGTGGCGTTGGCCGCGCTGGATGAGATCGACCCGGAAGGAAACATGGATTATGCAGTCGAAAGTCAAGTGGGCTTTGGCGATCTTTTACCTGACGTGTTCGGTTCTACTGACCTTCTGGGCCGCATTGGTGATCGTGCTATTGTGCTGGATTGGAAGTTTGGCGATGGCGTCCCCGTCGAGGCGGAAGAAAACGCGCAGCTTCTCTTCTATGCTGCGGCTGCTGCACGCACGCCGAAGACGGCATGGGCGTTTAAGGACGCAACCGAAGTCGAACTGATCATCGTCCAGCCCCCAAGCGTTAAGCGGTGGTTGACGACGTTGGAGCGCGTTAGAGCGTTTGAGCATGAGTTGATCCAAGCGGTCAAGACAGCGATGAAACCCGACGCGCCGTTGGCGGCTGGCGACCATTGCCGCTGGTGTGCCGCCAAGCCGATCTGCCCTGTGATGACAGGGGCTGTAGATCGCGCCATCAAGGCCAAGATCGAACTGCTGCCGGTCGATCAGATCGCGCACTATCTGGATCAACTGCCAATGATCGAGGGCTTCCTGAAAGACCTGCAACAGTTGGCGCATGGTCTGCTTGAGGAAGGCAAAGCCATCCCCGGCTGGAAGCTGGTCAACAAGCGTGCGACGCGCCAGTGGATCGACGAGGATAAGGTTGTTGCGTTCATGACGCAGATGGGCATAGAACCCTTTGAAGAGAAATTGATTACGCCCGCTGCGGCGGAGAAGGTCTTGAAAAAGATCAAACAGAACTTGCCCGACGATCTTGTGGTCGCCGTGTCAAGCGGCAGCACATTGGCTCCGGAAAGTGATCCGCGTCCAAGTGTTGTCTCCATCGGCCAGACGCTTAAAAAAGCTATGGCTAAAATCCAGTAAAGTAAGGACTAAAGTAATGTCTAATGAAGTATCTAAATTCGCCGCCGCTGGTCTGCCTTCCGTGCAGTCGTTTGCCGCTTCTCTGCGTAAGATCGTCGCTGATGTGGCCCCGTCTGGCACAGTCATCCTCAAGATGGACAAGGCTGGCCACTGGGTATTCGGTGCCGACCAGACTGAGATCGAAGACGACAGCATCTGGGCCGTCAATCCGTTTTCGTTC